TGGCAGATTGGAGAAATTGTGTTAGAATCATAGGAGGAATTATTGTGTTATGACTGTCAAACTTGCTATTTTAAAATCAGGAGAAGATATAGTTGCTGATATAAAAGAGATGGTAGTGGGAGAAGGGGATGATGCTAGAGTTGTTGGGTATGTTCTTACTAAACCATGTGGAGTTAGTTTAAATAGTAAAGCATTACAGATTGATGATGAGAAGGATACTTATCAACTCAAATTGTTTCCTTGGTGTCCATTAACCAAGAATGAAAAGATACCCATCACTGCTGATTGGGTAGTCACTATAGTTGATCCAATTGATAAAATCACACAAATGTATACTAAGGAGGTATTAGAAGGTGGAAGTAAAAGTTCTAGTTCTGACAAACAAACAGATTCTAGTAAGTCAGATTGAGGAAGTTGCTCCTATGGATATAGGAGATCCAAACTGCAAATTAATTGAACCTTTTATATTAGGTGAGGATGATACTTTGTCACCTTGGTTAATAGATGTTACTAATGATAATACATTTATGCTTTGTTCTGATAAGATACTTACATTAGTTGAAGCTAAACCCACACTCTTAGAGAAATATCAAAACTTGATTAAATGAAGTTCTACACTAATGTGCAACTGATTGGGAATAAGTTCCTAGTTCGTGGTTATGATAATGGTGAGCATGTTCAATATAGGGATGATTATAATCCTACATTATTTGTCCCTTCTAAGAAAGAATCTAAGTATAGAACACTAGAGGGTGAAAGGGTTGAACCTATTCAACCTGGTTTTGTGCGTGATTGTAGAGAGTTCTATAAGAAGTATCAGGAT